TTAAAGATCGAGCGCGGCGGTCCACACTGCGTCAATTTGCATCTCGGTTAAGCCGAGCGCCCCTCCGATGACTGCAATCAATGACTGCAACCGGTTGAACGAGGTGGCGTATTCCCATTCGATCTGGACGCGGTCCCTTTCGGGGCCGACCGGCATGGTATCAATCGCAGCCATTACCTGGACCGGAGAAATCCCCGCATTGACAAGCCCCAGACGCAATTGTCGTGCTGAAAGCGAGGGCATAAAGGAGCGTATCTGTTCTCCTGTCGGCTGCGTGTACGGCTGGATTAGGAATTTCGGATTGTCGGCGAGCCACTTGCGAATGGTAGGATTAAGGCCGAACGTATCATCGGGTCTCGATAGATAGTCGCAATCGTAGGTTTGACCGCTTATATCAGTCAGGTTGATCGAGAGCTCGTAAACTTCCGGCTCTCCGGTCGCACTGATCGCACGGACTTCATTGAGCGCCATTCTGCCTTGGGTGGAGCTAATCATACTTATGCGGTCCTTTGGATGATAAGCCAATCTGACGAAGTGACGATCCCTCGCACACGCCAAGTTCCTGAAAGCGCTGAACCGGCCCCGGAATAGCCGCTCTGAACGTAAGCGTTGGTGCTGTACAAACAGGGGATCACTGCAGCTTGTCGCGCGGGGTTGGAGCCATTCTGCGCCATCGCCAGGACTGTCCCTATTGGGAAGCTGGTGTTAGTAGATGATGTTCCAGTGTAAACCTCCGCCGCCACGAACCCCAACGCATGCGTATGGGTCGTCCCGCTAACTGAATTCGTGGTCGCGTTCGTAATGTCCGAGGGTGTTCCCAATGTCAGGGTGCGGTTTGCGGAAATAGCACCGCCACCGGCCAGGCCATTCCCGGCTATCACCTGGACCGCATTGCTTGCAGGCGTATAGCCGTAGAGCGTGTTGATGTCGGGAGCTGCGAGGTTGCCCGAGTGCCAGATCGTATTGTGCGCTGCCACTGAGTTGTCATAGAATTTCAACGCGTCAACACTGTTCACGTTCGACAGATACAGGTAGTCACCCGTATCGTCGTTCGAGACGCGGATGCCATCGCCGTTCGCCGTGCCGTCCCGGTGCTGGATATAGCCCTTGCGGTCGTTGGCTTTCCAGAATCCGACATAAGGATCGCCCGTCGCCGAGCCGATGAGTTTGACGGCCTCACCATCCGTGGTTACGGCGATCTGAGTGAAATCGACGTAGGCGCCGCCAAGCCGGCCTGAGGGTATCGTGCCGGTCGTAAGGTTCGCGGCGTTGTTGGCACCAAGCGTCGCACGCGCCGTCGCGGCATCCGCATCGTCGAGCATGGTCTGCGCAAAAGCGGAAACGCCGAGCGTCGTAAGCGCGGCGCCGGCCGTTGCGTCATCCAGCAGCGTCCGCGCAAACGGCGTCAACGTCGTCGTCGCATAGGCGTCCGCCGCGGTCGTGTAGATCATCCTGTCCGCACCCGTCGCAAGGCCGGCAATCGAAGTCAGCGCCGCGCTTGCTCCCTGGGCGCCGAGTGCTGTACGGGCCGCGCTGGCGCTTGTGGCGCCCGTTCCGCCCGCAGTGATCGGTCGTGCCGCATTGGCGTCGGCCGTCAGGTCGTCAATGAGCGCGTTATAGGGCACGCTCTGGATCGTCGTGTTCGGCACCCCCTTGGTGCCCGCCGGTGGGGAATAGACTCCGCCTGTTCTTGGCAAGACAGCCTCCATGAAAAAAGCCTCCCGATGGGAGGCCGCGAAACAATTGGAATGTAGCTTGGGGCGGACTGGCGCCTGCCACCTCCACACGTGCATCTTTGGATTGCAGCGAGATGAAATGTTACGTCAGGACCGCCCCTTCCCGGCCGCAAAAAGCCGGCCGTAGTCCACTCGGCGCAAGCCGTCCGGCCCGCGGCTCACCGCGTCGGGGCGGGTCTTCTCCACCTCCTGCGCCATCACGCCGATATGCTTCGGCCCGAGGCCCTGCTCGCCCCTGTAGTTGAACTCGTAGAGATTGTGCCCCTTGAGCCTGCCGACCTTCTCGATGTTCTTCTTGGCGCGGCGATCGGATAGCGGGATCTTCTCGAACATCCCAAGGACATTCCCGAGCAGATTGCCGCCTCCCTGCTGCCGGGCGTTATAGGCGGACATTTGGTTTTGATAGTTCTGCTGCACCAGCCCGGCATAGTCGACCGGCTGGATCGACTGCCCCTGCGTCGGCACGAAGTTGGGGTTCGTCACCTGCGCGCCGGAAAGCAGCGCCGAGATCTCGTTGATCGGCTGGTTGCGCAACGCATATTGCTCGTTGAGATGGTTCGCGCGCGCGGTATTCTCGGCATTGATCTGCGCCTGTCGTGCGTTGAAGCTCTGGTCTTGCAGCGCATTGTTGGCGGCCGTCGCCGACTGGCCGTTCTGGTGCATCTGCTGCTTGGCGCTGTTGCCGAAGTCGGCGTTCTGCAGAGCCTGGGCGTAGCCCTGCGCCTGCGCCGCATTCTCGAAGCTCGCCTTCTGGTTGGCGAGATTGGCGAGACGCGTCTGCTCCTGCCCGGCGTTCAGCACGGCAGCGATGCGGGCGTCGTTGGACGTCCGGTTCGCCTCGTCGATCGCCCGGTTATAGGCCTCCGATCCCGGCTGCAGGCCCTGGTTGGCAAGCCGCGTTTCCAGCGCCGCCCGGTCGCGCTCGAACTGCGGGTTGAGCCGCGCCATCAGCGCATTCTCGTATTTCGACGTGTCGAAGTCCGTCTCGTAGCTGCGCGCAATGTTGCCGGCATTGCCGACGGACGTTGCGAGCTCGGGTCCGCTGGAAAATTGTTGGTATCGCGGCAGTGTCAGCTTCAAAGGGTCGCCGGCGGCCGGGGCCTTCGAAATGTCCATCGGCTTGCCGAGCAGATCGTTCAGCCGGCTCGATTGCGTGTTCGCCAGCGTGGCAAGGTTCTTCTCGGCCGCCTCCGTCTGGAGCTTGATGGCCTTCTGCGCATCGGAAAGCTCCTGTTTCGCCGTCGCGACGGGAAGGTCGTAGACGTTCCCGCTCAAGGGGTCGGTCCATTTCTGCGTCGTATAGCTGTAGGTGAGGCTGCCGTCCGGCGTCATTTGGTTGACATTGCCCATGTATCCGTTGGCAACCGCCGTGCCAATGTTGGTCGCGGTCTGTGCCGCTGCCGTCGCCTTCGGATCCGGAGGAGCGGGCGCTTTTGATTTTCCCATAGAACACCTTTTGAGCGGGATGAGGAAAAGTGTGCGCGGTTTTCCGCTCGCATGCCGCGCTACGATTGGAATCGATTGACGGGATGCGCCCGCCAGTCGTTGTCTGTCAGAGTGAAGATGATCTCCGCCTCATCCCGCCCGCGAAGGCGGGGGATGCGGTAGCTCGTGAAACCGAAGCGCCGGGCGATCGAGACCATGCCAGCATTCTCCTCCGAGACGCGCAGCACCGCCATCTGGCAGCCGATCTCGTCGAAGGGATAGCCGAACATGGCCTTCAGCACCGGCCGCGTCAGCCAGCCTTTGCTGGTGGCGGCGGCCGAAAGCTCGACGACGCCCGCTTCAGGCGAATAATTGTGGTAGACGACGCCGGCGACGAGCCTTCCCTCCTCCGTCACGCCCAGCGTGGTGAAGTCGGCAAAGCCCCTTTCGCAGCCGTCGATATGGGCGGCGACGAATCCGGCGATCGCATGGTTGGTCGCGGGGTCGCCCGCCCCGCCCCAGATGATGTTCAAGCACTCGCCTCCCCGGCTGCGACCTGCAGCGTCGCAAGATCGACCTCGATGTCGAGCTTCACCGCGCCGCCGGAGGTGATCACACAACCGACCGCCAGCATGTCGCCGCTTGCGCGCACGTTCTGGCGAAAGTCGTAGCGCAGCGCTTGCGACACGCCGTCCCAGCGCGCCACCTCCCAAAGGCCCACGTCCCATTCCGGCGACGCCGTGTCGCCTTCCGTCACCCGGTCGAAGGGTGGCGTGGTCCGGTCGAAATCGGCGCGGGCGAAGAGCTGCACCTTGGGCCGGGTCTTGGCGCGGAAATACATATGCGCCATCGTCGCCGCCGTGCGCTGGCCGAATTGACCGGCCGGCGTGAACTGCGAGAGATAGCTGGCGACAAAAGTCAGCCCGTCGTCGGTGCCGCCGGTGTCGCCCTGCCAGCAATAGCCATTGCGGGAGCCGAAGAAGAGCCCGCCCTGCAGCGTCTCGAAGCAGTTGGCCCGCCAGTTGCTGATTGTCGCCCAACGCCCGCTCAAGACATTCAACACGAAAGTCGTGTCGCTGACGACGCTGTTGTCCGGAAAGGCGACGAAAACCAGGTTCTGCTCGGCCCAGGGTTTGATTGTCCAGCCGGCGCCGGTGGCGTTCGCCGCCTGCCTCCAGTCGTCCTCGATCGGCCGCGAGACCGAAACCTGGCTCAGCGCCTGCCGGTCACGCTGAAACACCTGCGACATCGGCGTCAGCCCGTCCGAGGTCGCGATCAGCACGTCGCCGCCGACGCGGATCCAGGCATTCTTTCCAAGCGGCTTGCCGATCTGGTAGACGCCCTTCAGCGCGAAATCGTTGGCGCTCGAAGGGTCGGAACCGGCATAGACCGCAATTTCGCCCTCCGTCGAGACGAAGACGCAGAGATCGGAAAGGCCGTCGCCGCTTTCCAGCGACCAGGAAAAGCCGGTGATGAGCGAGCCGCCCTTCTTCATCACGCCGCCGAGCGGGAACACGGCAGCCGCGCCGCCGATCGCGTTCACCGGCAGGTAGTAAGCGTCGAGCGTCGCGTTCTTCAGGAAGAACTCGCGGTTCTTGAACAGCCAGCCGTAGTTGAGCTCCGCCATCGTCGTACTGTCGGAAAAGGTGATCGTCGGCGTCGTTGTCCAGACGGTGCCGTCATAGATGCGGCGCGTGTCGGCGCCATTGAGACAGACGAGAAAGGAGCCGCCGGCGGTGGTGTGCTGGAAGGCGCACCAGTCGCCGCCGGCAAGCCCGCTCACTGCCGCGGCCGTCGTCGCCGGCGGGACTGTGGGGGCTGTCATGTTGTAGATCGCGGTAGCCGTCGCCATGAACAGCTTTTCGTTGCTGCCGAACTTGTACCTGAAGGCGCTGCGGATGGCGCCCCCATCGGCTGCGAGCCCGACCTTGCGTGAGCCGCCGCGTATCTTGCATCCGGCAAGCGTCGGCAGGAAGTTCGTAAGCACGGTGGCGGAGCCCGGTGCCTGCGAGGCCATGTCGGTGCTGGTCACCAGTCCCCCTTTCGGCGCCGGGAAGGTCACAGATTGCGAGGCCTGCGATCGGCCGATGCTCACCGATCCGCGGTTGGTTTGCGGCAGGCGGCCAGGGCGAACTCTCATCATGAGATCCCCCTGTCCGCATTGATCTCCTGCAGGAGATCCGCCTCGAACTCGGCGAGGTTGTCCTCGAAGGAAAGGCCCTTCTGGCGCTTCCAGCGCCAGATCAGCCCCTTCTTCAGCAACCGCTCGGGAAAGATCGTCGTATCGTCGTCGGCGCGAAACGCGTCGCGTTCCTCGTAAGGATCGCCGAGCACCCAATTTTTCGAGACGTAGTCGATCGTCGCGTCTGCGGAGGAACCAGCCGGCGAGAAGAGCATCTCCCTGCCGCTGAGGTGGCAATAGGGCTCCGCCGAGCCGACGCCGACGATCACCGCCCATTGCGCCCCGTTGCTGACCGGCCGGAAGAAGCCGCCGGCGGCGGCCCGCACCCCCCCGCCGGGTGCCAGCCGCTGGTAGTCGGCGGGCAGGATTTCCGGCGAAGCGGAGACAGCATGCGTCTTCAGCATCCGCTTCCAGTCGGCGCGTCGGGCGATCTCCGCGCCCGCTTCCTCGGCGAGTGCCACCATTGTTTGCGCATTCGGATCATTCGTCCCGTAGACGCTGTCGAAGCGGTCGAGCGAGACGATGTCCGAGACTTTGTTGATCACGGTCAGCAGCGTCATGGCGTGAGCCCTCCGATGACGATTTCGGCGTTGCCCCAGCGCAGGCGCTCGTCGGCAAGCCCGAGCCCGGCCATCGCCTGGCGCTTCAGTGCCTCGGCAGCGCCGGCCTTGTCGGCATCGCGTTCCCAGATGGCGATCTCCTCGACGAGCGCGTAGAGATAGACGTCCGGCGCCTTTTCGATCAGCCAGTTGCTTGGCGCCGCGGGTGTCAGCGCCGGAATTTTCGCGTAGTAGGTCAGGCGGATGTCCCCGCCGCCCTTCGGCCGCACCTGAATGGCGCTGCCGACGATTGCATAACCAATCGGCGGACAGTCGGAGATCACGTGGCTGCTCAGTTCCTGCAGCGGCAGCGCCCGGAGCGCCCGGCTGTCAGGGGATAGTACCCGCCGCGCCTCGACGAAATCCGCCGGCAGGCTGCCCTCGCCCTCCGCCAGCGGCACCGTCGCCGTCTTCTCCATGTCGGCAGTCCGCATCACACGATTGAGCTTGAGCTCCGCGAGCGCAAGAAAACGCGGGAAGAGATGGGCGACGTCGTCGCGGCCGGAATAGTCGCCGGCGTCGACCAGGAGCGACGCATAGTCGGATATGATCATAGATGTCCCTCGAAGCTGCGCCATGCGCGGTTGTCGCCGTCGTTGAGCCACCGCTTCACATAGCGGTCGTCACCTTCGGAATGCGCCCGAACCAGGTTTTCGGAATGGGCGAGGTTGAGCGGAATCGAGGCGACCTTGGTCCATTCGCCGAAGGCATTGCCGGCGGTGGTGTTGCGGCTGAATTCGTTCTGGCGGACGAGGTTCTCGACCGGATAGTCCGTCCGCCAATGGGTCCTGTTGCCGTCCTCCATCACCCAGACGGAGCGGCCGGTCAGAAAATCATGATCGAAGAGCTTCCAGTTGCCGTCGCGGTCCAGGCCGTCCTGCTCCTCATCTGGCAGTTTGGCCTCGTGCGGCTCCCGGAAGTCGAGCTTGTCGAAGCTTGCAGGCTCATGCGAGCCGACAATGGTTTTGCTCCCGCCGGAAGGCGGGTTGGCACTATCGTGCGTCATGGAAAGACCTCTTGAGAGAATTCAGCGCGGAGGTGCCGCTTTCGCGCTTTCCCGCAGCGAGAAATTCGCGACTTTTCAAAATGCTGCACCGATTTATGAATCAATTTGGCATAAGGCGCTTGAGGGCGGCGGGCCTGCCGCGCTCGATCTACGCGCGCTTCACACAGGCACGTTCGTGCCTTCGGCCTTGGCCTGCTCCGCCAGGAACTTCAGCTTTGCGCAGAAGTTGCGGACCGCCCGCGCTTCGGCCGCGAAGGCGGCCCGCGCTTCGTGGTCCGTGAATTTCGCATTGATACAGCCGTTGATGGCCGCCGCCTCCAACTCCTGCATCAATCGCTCGAACAGCGGATTGTCGAGAAGCGCCCGCGCCGCCGCCTGTTTTTCCTCTGGCTTCATCTCAGCGCTCTTTCTTGCGAGCAGCCCGACCGACCAACCGAGCGGGGCACACGGCAGGATTGTTTATTGCCTTGAGTTTTTGCCGGCTGTCGGGAGGGGGGTCGTGCAGCCACCCCCGCTGCGCGGGGATGCGAGCCGGATAGAAGCGTCGTCGATTGCCGAAGATGAGTGGGTACGCACCGAAGATGACCAGCCGCCTCCGGGCCGCTTCTAGTCCCGCTCGAGGGAAAGCTTCGTTCCTATCTTCGTGATGCCTACATCCGGCGTGCCGTCGGTTGCCCAACAGGAGCATGGCTCGCCGGCGGGACCGGTGCCATAGGAGCAGACCTGGGCCGGTGTCGAGCATTGTCGTGGGCCTGGCTTGGCGGCCGTCTTGGTTGCCGGTGCTTGGACCTTGACCGATGCGCGTGCGGGCACCGCTGGCGCGGCCGATTCGCTGCAAGACGAAAGGACGAGCGGAAGCATAGCAAGGAACAAGCAGAGGTAGCGAACGGTTTTCATGCGCTAGCCATATTCTGAGGCGTGGCAGGTTTCAACCCCCCAAGTTCTCATCCTGATAGCCCTCCTATATGGACCGCCGTTACCGACTCGCCGCTTACCGCCTCCGCCATGCTCTGTTGTCGTTTCAGATCCAATTCGGCGTCGATCTGGTAGCGCCTCAACGCGCCCTTCTGCTGTATCTCTGCAAGCTTCAGCTCGCGCTCGATCTCCAGCCTGCGCCGGTCGTTTTCCGCGACAAGCCGCGCCTTCTCGGCGTCGGCCTGCGCCCGCATCTCAAGCTTCTGCATCTCGGCGTTCGGTTGGCTGGCACTCGCCTGCATGCGGCGCTGGATCTCCTCCGGCGTCGGCTTGGTGAAGTAGAGGTCGGGCGATTTCAGCCCCGCCGCCTCGACCGATTTGGCGATGCCGTTATAGAGGTTGTCGGGCGAGACATAGGGATTATCCGGCCCCAGCGTCATCAGCAGCTTTTCCTGCAGCTGCTGAATCATCTGCATCATCATCATGTCGCGCTCGCGGGTGCCGGCGCCGAGGCCGGTATTCACCGTCGCGTCCATCTCGGCGTTCCAATGGCGCGGATCGAAGGTTACCCATAGGCCACGCAGCCGCACGGCGCGCGGCCGGTCCTGGTGCTTGATGACGAGGCGCAACAGCCCCTTGAACACGCGCCTTAAGCCTTGCGCAAAGGTGCGCACCATCAGTTCCGTCTGGCCGATCCCCGCCTGCTCGATCAGCGCCGTCGCCCGTGCCGTCATGTTGGTCAGCGCATCCGGCGCCAGTCCGCTCGAAGCGTCGGAAATGCCGGTGCGGTCGGTCGCCTCCTGGTCGAGATAAGAGAGCATCGCGAAGGATTCTTTCGCCACGAAGGGCACCATCGTGTAGCCGAGCGCCGCCCGCGCATCGATGCCCTGGCTGACGCGGATCGGCTGGCCGAATTTCGGGTTGAGGACGGCTTCCGGGTTGGCGATCGCCCCTTCCTGGACGATCGGCTGCTGGTTGTTCTGCCAGTAGAGATTGTCGAGCGTCTGGCGCATCAGCACGGTCTTGACCCGCTGGATCTCCGCCATGTCGTCGGTAACCGAGCCGCCCTCGCGCTGGTGCGGCCGCCGCTCGATGATCAGGTCGGCAAACGGCACCTCGTCCCATTCCTCGTTGGAAAGCAGGTGCTCCTCGCCCGTGCCGCCGGCGAGGACGAGCCGCCGCAACTCGGCGATACCGTCATCATCGGCGTCCACCTTTACATAGAGCTCATAGTAATCCACCTCCTCCAGCGCCTTCGGCACGGCGTCCTTCGCCTCGAAGGCGTCGCGTCTCCGGGCAAATTCCTCGTCGTCGCGCCTGCTGTCGCCGGTCGAGGCCGGCAAGCCTTCGATCAGATCACGGTCGTAGCCCATGGCAACGAGGTCCGAGCGGCGCATCCGCGTGGCAATGCCGGTAATCGGGCTGTCCGCGATGGAGATAGCTTCCGGGTGGATCAGAAATTCCTCGAGCGGCACGGCCGCCAGCCGCGGCGTGCCCCGCTCCAGACGGCGGCGGATCTTCACGCTGTAGCTCGGCTGTTCCACCACCCCTTGCGGCGTCTCGATCCTTTCAGTCGTTCGGGATTGCTCCAGCACCTCCACCGCGTCGTCGCCAACGAGTTGAATGAGCGCCGCTTCGTCGAGGCCGGTGTGGGTCGAGACCGCGACCGAAGTCTGCTTCTCGTACCACCAGCGGATCACGCCGTTGCGGAGCTTCAGCGCATCATGCGCCGCATCCTGCACGGCGTCGTAGCCGTCGCTTTCGGGAAAGACGACATAGTTGATGTAGTCGCTCGCCTGTTCGGCCGCTGCCTCGTCGCCCTCGTTGACCGGCGCGTATTCCACCACCTTGTCGTTGCCGAGGATGGTGCGGATCAACGATGGCAGCACCTTCTTGATCGCCGCGCGCACGTCGCGGGAGACGACCTTGGAACGGTTGGCATCCGCCGGCACGTCCTTCATCGTGCCGTCGTAATATTCCATCGCCTTGATGCGATCGATGGCGAGTTCGTCACGATAGTTTTCGCAGTCCTTGACCAGTTGGCTGACAAGGGCGCAGAGGCGTTCATCGGTCATTGCGGCCATCAGAGAACCTTTCGGGCGGTGAAATTCCAGTTTGCATTGCCGTTGTTGGCTCTCGCGTATCGCTTCATCATCAGCGCGTAGCGCGAGGCGGAGATCAGGTCGTCGCGCTCCTTGACGATCCTGCCGTCCTTGCGGTGATAGAGGCGGAATTCCTCGAACCATTCCGCGCAGGTGGAAAACACCTTCCAGCGCCCGGTCTGCATTCGCTGCAGCATGTCGGAAAGCCCCGCCTCGACGCCATTGGTGCCGTCGTCGAAGGTCGCCCGCTCCGCAAGAAGTGGCAGCCCCTGGGCGCGGTACTGGGCGGCAAGCTGCTCTCCGCTTCCCTTGTCGTGCTGCAGGCCGTCATGCGGCCAGGCAAAGGGAAGCCAGGCGCCCCAGGGTTTCAGCGCCGCCGCATGGATGATCGGCGTCGCTTCGCGCTCGCGATAGATCCTGGTCACGTAGAAGACGTCGGCGTCACGATCCCAGGCGCAGCCGGCGGCGGCGAAAGGATGGTCCCAGCCGAAGTCGAGTCCGCCGATCTGCACCCAGTGCTTCGGTATGTCGAACGGATCGACGCGGATTGTCTCCTCCGTCACCGGAAATATCCGGCCGGAGCCAAGCCTGGGCACGCCCTTGGTGCGAGCCTCACGCTCATGCGCGGGGTAGCTGTCGATGATCCTCCGGCGCTCCTCCGGCGAATAGTGCTCCGCATCCTCGATCGTCATGGTGATGACCTCGCGATCCGGCGATTTCTCCATGAGATACCTCGCCACCACCGAGCTCAGGCCTTTGAGCGGCGTGAAGGTCAGTGCAATCGAGCCGCGTGTCGCATTGGTGCGGGTGATCCCCTCGAAATAGACGTCTTCCGGCGGCTCCTCGTCGAACCAGACATAGTCGACCGTGTTCGCCTGCCATTTGCCGCGACCTTGCTCATAGGCCTTGAAAAGCAGCGTCGACGTTCCGCCGGAGGCATGCCGCACCGTCACGCTGTCGAGCGCGCCGGAGGCGCCGGAGCGCCGTGTCGTGGCCTGGATCGCCGCCCTCGGAATGAAGCCGGTGCCCCAATCCTCCTCGTTGAGCGGCGGCCCGACGAGCAATCGCTGCACGCCGTCGCGCGTCAGCTCGTAGGACTCCGAGCCGGCGAGCATGACGATCGGCTTGTCGAAGCGTCTCCCCTGCCACCAGTCCGGGTAACGTCCTGTCAGGTGCATCGCCGCTTCGGCCGCTCCGGCCAGGGTCTTGCCGAGTTGATTGCCGGCCATGAACAGCCGCTCTCGATAGCTGGTTCCGGCCGCATGAAATTCCCGTTGCTTGGCATAGGGTCGGTAGCGCGTCAGAATGTCTGTCCGCCGCCGCCGGTCGAGCTCGGCCATCAGCACGACCTGCTCTTTCAGCATCGCCGATATCTCGGGCGCAGTCGCACCGGATGTGCTCGGTGGTGTCATCCGTGGCGATTTCCCGTTTTCTGGTTAGAGTCCGCGCTTGGAGCATTTCTGATGCACGATCAGAAGAAGGGTCGGCGGGAGTGTCGCCGCTGGACTGCGATCGAATAAGTTCAATAATGGTTTCCGGCGCGCTTACGGCGCGGATCGCTCGGACGCAGACCAGGAGACGTGCTCATGATCGAAGGCCATTGCCATTGCAGGGCGGTCCGCATCGCGGTACCGGTCCGTCCCGAAACCTTGGGCGATTGCAATTGCTCGCTCTGTAGCCGGCTCGGCGCGCTCTGGGGCTACTACGCCCCGAGCGACGTCACGGTAAGTGACGAAAACAAGCACCTCGTCGGCTACGTGCAGGGCGACAAGACGCTTACGGCTTTCCATTGCGGCATCTGCGGCTGCACCACGCACTGGTCGCCGATCGGCCGCGGTTCGGCGAAGATGGGCGTGAACCTGCGGATGTTCGACCGCTCAGTCTGGGAGGATATCCCGCACCGCCTCATCGATGGCGCAGCTTGGTGAAAGCCGGCGGGCGCCTCGATGGTACCCGCTAACTGCATGTCTTTGTCCTTAAATCGACTTCGATTTTAGGACAACGACATGCAGCAATTCAAAGTGCTTCAGCGACCTTTTGCGCGCCTGATAAGGCGCGCGGCGCTGTAGGCGTCATATCCTGCCCATCAGCAAGAGGATCAAGAGTATGACGACCACCACTCCGAGAAGCCCGGAAGGGCCATAGCCCCAGCTGGCCGAATAGGGCCAGGCCGGAACCGCTCCGATCAGGAGCAGGATCAGAATAACGAGAAGAACAGTTCCAAGCATATCGCGATCCTCCGCTGCACGATTCGCTGCTACGGCGACAAGATCATGCAGCTATTCAAGTTACCGCAGCGATTTTCTCGCGTCTTGAAGGACGAAGAACGCTGCAAACTGCGTTCACATCCTATCGAATGCTGAAAGGTCTCTGTTGGTTCCGATCTTAAAGCAGGCCGGAACGCGCGCAGGGCGGGCTCGGTCCTCAGGCGGCATTGATCTGCGTGTACCGAGGGGAACAGCTTGCAAGTTCCAAAGGCATTTCTATGGGTTCGTTCTCGGCACCTGGAGAACATGCTAAACTTTCACTGGCAAAAGGGGGGAAGTCAAAATGCCATGTATTGCGAACCTCTATTTCAAGACAGCCATTATCTTTTTGATCTTGGGCATCTCGATCGGCCTGCACATGTCGATCTCGGGCAATCACGCCGCCACCGGCGCGCATGCGCATGCCAACCTGCTCGGCTGGGTAACGATGGCAATCTTCGGCGGCTACCATGCGCTCAATCCGCAAAAGGCGGCTAGGCGCCTGGCAACGATCCAATACGCCGTCTACACCTTCGGTGTGGCCGTCTTGATCCCGTCGCTCTACCTGTTGCTCTCCGGCAACGCCGCCATGGAGCCGATTGTCGCCGTTTCGTCGCTCATCGCCTTTGCCGGTGTTCTGCTGTTCGCCGTTATCATCTTCTCGAACAGCGAAGCGGCTGTGACGACCGCAACATCGCCGGCGCGCTGATCAGGGCGCCTTTTCCAAGCGCAAGGCACCGTCGCGCGCCGGTCGCCTCGGCCGGCGCGCCCGGGTTTTTCCCGCATCGAGCAGCGGCCGGATCGCCGCGTCCAGCGCGCGGATCCGCTCGATCAACTGCTCGTCCGAAAGCTCGTCCATGCCGCCCGCAGCCGCGTTCAAATCCTTGGGCAGAAGCGAGGCGACGAGCTTCAGGTAGGTCTCGGGCTTTTCCGCCCGAATGCGGGCGATCACGCCAACGCCGTGCGCCGCGAAATCCGCCCGCACCGCGTCGAGGAACGCGCTCCCCAACTGGCCACGCCACCTGGCTGCTCCCATCGGCGTGACGGATCCAGCCGCTGCATCGTCCGGCAACTCCGTCTGCGGTGCGGCGTTTTCGTCATCAAGCATCGCGCTCTCCGCTTGGTTGTCCATCGCTCCGCCTCATTAGAGCAATTCCAGGAAAAGTGTGTCACGGCTTTCCGTCCGGAATTGCGTAGTTTCAAGACGTTAGATCCTTTCATTGTGTCAGCGAAACGATGAAAGGATCTGAGTATGCGGAGTTTTCGACGCGTGCATCCGATGCACGCGTCGCCACCCATAATTGCGCCAGAATCGCGACTCAGATTGAATACCGAAGACCAGCATTGCCTGTCTTCGTCGAACCATTTCGCCATCAGCAGGGAAACATGCGCCGCATACTTGCCGTCCTCTTGATTGCCGCCACGACCGCTTCCGCCGCCGCCGCAGGTCAATCCGGCAAGCCGCGATATTTCGTCAAGGCCTGGCTTCAAAAGGCCGACAAAACCTTCGAGCACACGACCAGTTGGTGCGGTCCCGACCAGCATTGCTTGGTTCCAATCGGGGAGGACATGATCGAACTACGCGAGTTGTCCGGCTCCAGTTACTATCTGAGGTTCATTTCCGCTTCGTCGGAGGACACTCCCTGTTGCGTCTTCCGCAACGGCTCCCGCGAGGCGCGTCTTGAGAGCGAGTACCCTCGTGTTGCAACACTTTATTACAGACCGGAGATATGGGGTGGCCGAGGAGTCACGAAGTTCGGTAGGCTCATCATCGTCGTCGAGGACCTGTACTAGGGTCGAAACGGCCGTGCAGTTGATCAACCGGCAGCACTTCGATAGCGACCATGTCGATGCTCCCTCAAATTCAATCGAGAAGCAGCGGTCTGCGATGCTTCCACCCGACATAGGTAGATCGAAAACATGCGTCCGCTCTTGGCTGCCTTCCTTATGGCCGCTTCACTCGCGCCCGCCTTCGCGGCGAACCAGAGCGGCGAACCGCGCTACTTCGTCAAGGCCTGGCTCCAAAAGGCCGACAAGAGTTTCGAGCACGCAACCGGTTGGTGCGATGGCAACGACCTCTGTTTGCTTCCGATTGCGGAGCATATGATAGAACTGCGTGAGGTGTCGGGCGACAGCTATCTGCTTTCCTTCAAATCCGCTCCCCCCGAGCCTAAACCCTGCTGCATATTCCGCGACGGCTCCTTCCAGATATGGCTCAGAAGCGGTAGCCCTCGTGTCGCCGTGCTCTTCTACCCACCCTATAAGCGGGGCGAAGTTCGCGTCACCCAGTTCGGCAGGCTTATCATTGCGGTCGAGGTCCTGAACAAGCCGAATCCGGTAACGCCGGCTTTACGCCTGTAAGCACGAGCGCCGAGAGGTTTCCTACTGCATGTCTCCTTAAATCGACTTCGATTTAAGGACAAAGACATGCAGCAATTCAAAGTGCTACAGCACGTTTGCGCGCCTGATAAGGCGCGCGGCGCTGCAGTGCCCTCCGGCAAGTAAGAGTTCGGTCCGAACAGCACTCTCAAGCAAGCTTTCAGCGTAAGCCCTTGCTTCCGCCGGGCTCATATAGCCAGGTCCCGGGGCAAGCAGAGTATGCCTCTCAATCCTGGCTACCCCTACTCAACAACCATTGCTTTGCTTCTCCGCCCGCAATCCGCACTCTGGCAATCGTCGCGGCCGGCGATGCTGCCGTTAGCTCACCTGCCCTCTTGGAAGGCATGCATGAACCTCGCGTCGTAACGCTTCCGAACCGCCCTGCGGATTCGGGTCGACGCGAAAGGCGCATCGCCGGCCGCATACGACGCCGCTACGTCTCAAGACGCGCAGGTCGCCGTAAGCTTGATCTGATAACACTTGAGAGGAAGTCTGGTGCGCCCCTCGCTAGAGGCGGGGTGCCTGCATCAATCACTGGGAAGGCACCAGCGAGATGAGGACAAAATTCCTATCCTTGATTTATGGAATACTCCAGCAGACCTTCTCATGCAAGCCCCGCTCAGCGGCGGGACGCTCAATTTGGGATTTAGCCACAGAATTCTGTGCTCCGGTGTAAACCCCGCAATCGCGAATGCCGCCCCAATGGGATCCACGTTCCTCACCGGGCCGAAACGGCAAAATCGTCCAAGCATCTTATTATACAAACGTATATTATAAACTACTTGCATATTACTTTAGGCTCTGTTTCAATCGCCAAACGGCTGATGCACAAGGGCTGGGCCTAGGTCTTTTGAAGAATGCTTCAAACCGCATGACGCTATCTAATACCCCCGGCATCGCACGATTTGCGGACGCTGGCCTGATGCTCGCTCCGGCGAGCCGTACTATCATTTGAATGCTGTTGGCAGCCAACGCTTGAAAGCTGACAGTCATATTTGAACTGACTGCCAAGACGCGGTGCGAACCGCAATTATTTTAGAACCAAAACATATTACCCGCGTCCCGGCCGCGCCGGGAACAGAAAGGCCCTCAACGCATTGCCTTCGCGGGAGAAGGAGTTGTTCACATGCGCAACCATTGGATCTATGTCGCCATCGGATTTGTCGCTGGCGCTGCACTGTTTCTCTCCACCGCCTGGCAGCGGACGCCGCCGGTCCAGGAAGTCACCCTAAAGCTCGAAAAGACCAGTCGTCTGCAAGCCCCCACCATCCAGACGTCTTTCGTGATGGAGCGCTTCGGTCCTGCCAGGGCGGTAGAGTAGCAACTCAACGGCTGCCTCGCCCTCCTGCATGTTTCCTTAAATCGTCGCCGATTCAAGGATAAGAAGATGCAGCAATTCAAAGTGCTGCAGCGACCTCTACGTCTGAAAAGACGCGCGGCGCTGCAGTGCCCTTGCGTTTCGTCGGCGGATGGGCAAGGTACTGGCGCCGACCCATCCGGCCGGCGCGAGAAGCGAGGGAGCCTGCCTTGAATTCTGACGAGAAGCCCGCTGCGACGATCAGGGTCGAAAAGCGCATGAACGGCCGCTGGGCCTTCGCGCTCACCTATCGCGGCGTGACCTACCCTGCCCAAGGCCAATTTGGCAGCCAGCTGCAGGCGCAAGCTGCGGCCCAGGCCGCGATGAAATTGCTTGAGAGGCGGGGCTGAAACGGCCCCCACCGGTTCGCCATGCGTGTCAGTCGTAAGGCGAATTGCACTGACGGCGGCGGCCGTTGAACGGCTGGTAGGAGTTGTCGTCCGGACGGTACGAGCCGTAGCGCTCGAGGCACCAGCGCAGATGGGCATTCAAATCGAGGCGAATCTCGCGGCGGGGGCGAATGCGCGGCCCGACTGTTCCCGGCAAGGGCCCGCCAACCGTCGCTCCTGGCCCTACGCCGATGTCGGGCCTTTGCCCCTGATAGCGCGACGCGCCATAGCTTGGATAGCGCGGCAGGATAAAGTCCCTGTATTGTCGCTCGACGAAGAGCTCATGCTTGGAGGGCCCGCCGCAAATGCCGATGCACGTTTGAGCCCCTCCCGGGGCGGCACCGGCCACCGCACTCCCAAGCGCCAAGGCAATGATAAATGCTCTTCTCACTGGCTTCTGTCTCGCGCAACAGTCCCGCTACGCGCGCCTCTTCAGGGATCGCGCCGGAGGGCGCCTTGGTCGATAGTAGCAGAATGTCGACCGTCCCGCCCCTCAATTTGTTAAGCTGGCCCATGGCGGCGACACCGAAACGCAAATCGACACGGACGACGCTGACCGCCTCGTTCCCGAGGCGGGCAGTCACTATAACGAAGACTCGCCTATAGCTTGCTTATAGGTAAGGCGAAACGCACAGTCGACGCGGCCCATAATAGGGCTGATAAGTGTTGTCGTAGGCCCGATAGGACCGATAGCGCCCATAGCACCAGCGGACATGGGGGTTACTTCCGGCATAATATCGCGGTGCCGAATTGTACCTTGGCTGCGCCAGCAGCCCGCCGATGATCGCGCCGGCCGCAAGACCGCCGAACAGTGCGCCTATATCATCGTCGTCGTCATCGTAGTGTCGGTAGTGATGGCGGCGGTATCCGTTTCGATAGTACCGGTTGCTATAATGCCCACGCCGATAGTCGCGCCCGCGAAAACAGGGATATCGGCACCCGCTCCCTTTGAATTGTTCACCCCGTTCATAAGAGAACTGAACCCGCTGAACATCGGCGGTTTCCGATTTTACCGTCGGCATGGTGGGAAACGCCCCTGCGGGCGGCGGAACGCTGCTCATCGCCGTCGCCAGCGACAGGGCAATGATTGCTAGCCTCTTCATTGCCATCACCTTTCTTAGGATCTTTCATCCCTTCGATAGAGAGAATGGCTGAATTCCGCATTTGTGCCAGCGCTTGGAGAGCGATCACGAAGTGTTGATCTCCCTCATTACCGTTGGCTCGACCGGACTGGTTCGGTTCAGCCTTCAGTCCGGCACACGCACCAGCATTGAAATAGGATAATAATCCTATTCTTGCGCAAGCAAATGATCCCTCTCCCCGTAATCGCACAGGCCCTTTTCGAAGACGAGGGCGTTCAAACCCCGCTTGAGCCACAGCAATTGTGCCTCCGGCATCATTCGCAGGCCTTCGTAGTCCATCACGCAGACGTTGAAGACCGTGGTTTTGACCTGCCGCCCCTCGTCGCACCCGAGCAACACGCCATCGAGCCGCATCATTCTTTCTGTCGCCCGCTTTATCTGACGATGGTGCTCCTCGGTCGTCTCGGCGGGATGCCCCTGTACCCGGTCGATCGCTTGAGCGCGTATGCTCGGGAAAGGGATGCCGGTCAGGTGATAGTATCTTGCCATCACTCTCCCATAGTCATCGCCCGCTGCCCGCTGCGCTTCCGTGATCCGCCCATCGAGGAAGAGGCGTCCCAGCGTGTAGCCGGCAAAGCAGCTGCTCGTTTCGAGCCCATGCATGCGCTTCCTCGCCGCCAGCGCGACCGCCATGGCCTCCTTCTCGCTTTCGCGCTTTGACCAGTCCGGCTTGATCTTGCCGCAGGCGAAGCGCTCGGCATTCGATTTGCGCGGACGTCCGAGCTGCGCCTTGCGCTTCGCACGGAGTTTCTGAGCCTTGCTCATCATTGATTTGTCCTTTCGATATTATCGGGGCGAGGAAGAAAGCGCGACCGGGTCCCCGGCGCGCTCTAAATCGGGAGCCGGCGGGCATCAGGATGCGCTGCAGGTGATGAATTGCTTTAAAGCGGCGATGGGCGGCCGATCACGGCACAGGGCGATTCACGGCTGCGAGCACCGTCGTGTGGTCGCGATGAAAGATGCGGCCGATCCTCGGTAGCGACAGATCTCTCCGCTTCTCGTAGACCGCACGCATGCAGGCATGCCGGGGTTTCACCAACCGACGATCGCGCCGGACGCTGACAATGTCCGCCCACGTCACGCCAGGAAAGTCCGCGAGCACCGCCGCAACGATCTCCTCGATCGAGGATCTGTCGCCATCCGCTTCGTCGTCGTCATCCGCCCGACGACCTGACAGCAGCACTTGAGCTTGCGCGAGCAGCCGCGCCTGAGCATCGGCCAAATCGTCTTCCAACGCAGCTATTCGACGCGCTTTTGCGGCGTTCTCCGTGGCGAGTTCAGCCAGCTGTGCCTCCAGTTCGGCGATTGCGGACCATCGTCCTGAGTTGCCCGCGGAGAGGACCAGTCGCTCACGGACCGCCAGATAATGGCGATGCTGCCTTGTGAGTTGCGAATTGGTCATGCGCTTTTCCTTCCTGCTGTCCCGAGCCCATGACCCTCTGCCGAATCCCGGATCTCCCCGGAAGCAGCACGGGGCCACATCAATGGTAGACGCGGGCAGCAAACGCAGCCGTCCATAGCTTGCCCGCTCACTGTACCGTCCTCTCGGTGCTCGATGGCACGCTGGGCGACTGCATCCTCTCCTTCGGAGATCGGATATGGGTAGTTCATAGGCGATTGTCTCCCCTTGACCGTTCCACCCATGAATGACACCATGCATGTTGTAATGTCAACATGATTTATGTTACACGTGTTGCTATGCTTCATGTCATGAACGAAAAAGCTGAACGATTGCGCCAGGCACGCATTACTGCGGGGTACCGCTTTGCCTCCGATGCGGCGAACGCCCTTGGCATCGTCGCCTCGACTTATCGCGCCCACGAGAACGGCCAGAACGAATTTGAGTTTGCCGAGGCCAAGATCTACGCGCGCAAGTTTAACGTCGATCCCGTTTGGCTCATGGGTGACGCAGCGGGCGCAGAGATCGGCATCCCGATCCCGACCCCTAAACCGCGAGCGGTCGATCCACCGAACGCCACCGTTATCGAAAAGGTGGTCGGACAGGCCAGGAAAATCCCTGTCTTCGGCCAGGCCGTAGGCGGTGTAGATGGTGAATTTCTGATGAATGGCAATGTGTTGTACGATGTCCTTGCGCCACCGATCCTTTCGGACATCTCCGGAGCCTATGCGGTCTCGATATCCGGCGATTCGATGTCTCCCCGTTACGAAGACGGCGAAGTTTGTTTCGTCGACCCCAGTCGTCGCGTGAAGAGGGGCGACTATGTGATCGCCCAGATTCGCCTGGAAGAAGGCGGCGCCCCGCTCGCTTACGTCAAGAAGTTCATTCGACACAACAGTTCCGAACTGGTGCTTGAGCAGTTCAATCCTCAGAAAGAACTGCGTTTCGAAGCCCACACGGTGCACTCCGTCCACTACATCGCGCTCGCCGGCAACGCCTGAAGATCATTGCGTCTCTCGCGCCATGCAACTTTCACGCTTTGCAATCCTCACTCATGGTGATACAACACAAAACGTGTTGACATTATTCGTGTTGTAATCGATGTTGCCTCTTGATGAACAAACATCACAGCTGCGGAGCGGACGCTGCCGGCTGAGACAAGGAGGAACGGCAGATGTCCATCCCACGCATAAAATCCAATCTCCACGATCACGTGGAGGAACTCTTCTCGGCCGATTTGCTGCGATCGAGCGACGCCGAAAACCAGTCGGCGCTAAGGACGTTTCTCTCCTCCACCTATTCGAGCCTCGCCTCCCTGGCATGGCATTTGGGCGCCGACGGTGACGTTTTTCAGCGCGAAGCCGTACCCGCGTCGGAAATCACCGACGACGCTTTCTTTGAAATAGTCCGCGAGCGCAAGTTTGCAGGCGCGCGGGCCGACAAAGCCGAAAGCTCACATGGAACACATAATCATCGTCAGCAGTTCGGGAGGTCCTTCTGA